GAAGGCAAGATCAAGCAGCGGCGCAATCGGGCTGACATCATTGATCAGATGCTAGAGGAATGGAGAAACGAATGACCGACGACCAACACGCCCGCCTGCGTATTCTCGCCCGTGCCGCCGAGGTAACAGGCGGCGAACGGCAGGATAGCTACGGCCCAGTGAAGATGAACCTTCAAAGGATCGCCGACCTGTGGACGGCTTATCTCGCCTGCGAGGTCGTCATCACCGCCGACGATGCCGCATGGATGATGGTGCTTCTGAAGATGGCGAGATCCAGCGCGGACGGCTACCATGAGGACAATTATGTCGACGCGGCGGCCTACGCTGCCATCGCTGGGGAGTGCAGAAAGCCATGACCGAAGACGACATCGTGAATCGGCTGCGTGATCTCGGCGATCATGCTTCCTTCGAGCCGCATATGCACCACGCGGCGGCCAATCATATCGACGACCTCCGCCGCCAGATCCAAGACCTGCAACGTCAGGTCAACTACTGGATCGCGAGCAGCAAGCATTGGGAGAAGCTGTGGGAGCAGGCGGCCAACCGCGTGATGCAGCTAGACCCCGCCTTCGACACCGTGTTCAAGACCAGCCCGGAGAAGGTAAAGGCGCTGCGGGATGCCATCGAGGACTGGCACGATGGCGACTGAGGGCATCCCGCATTTCAACGCGATGCCGGTCGTCATCAGGGGAGAGCATTACCCGTCGCAGCGGGCGGCGGCGGCGGCCCTTGGCGTCACGCAGTCGGCTGTCAGCCGGATGCTCACGAACAGGGGCCATCTCGAAGGCTGCGGCCTGCGAAAATATGGCGCACCCGGCAATCAGAACAATGCCCGCCCGTTGACTGTCGGCCCCATGACGTTCCCGAGCCGCAAGAAGGCCGCCGAAGCCCTCGGCATCACCCGCAACCAGATCGAACGATGGGTCTCGAAGCGGGCGACACCGGGCCAGCGCGAGATGCTGCTCGCCGCCGTCATGCGACTGTCGATGGCCTCGGGCGGCGGGCGGCGATAATCAGGTCGGCCGCCATCTTGATCGCTTGGCTGGGCGTCATCTCGAGGGCGAACAACTCGTCGCCCTTGAGATAGACCCGCAGCGTGCAGTCATCGTCTATTCGCCAAGTCGGATGGATGTAGGCTCGGTCGCTCATGGTGTCCTCGTGTTGTTGCATTCACATATTCATGCTATTGATAGGACATGAAAAGCATCGAGACCATCGGCCGTGCAGGCGAATATCTCGTGGCTCACGTCCTCGAGTCGCATGACATCCGTGTCTCCCATGCCAACGTCTCCGGGCACGATCTCTGGTGCCGAACGCCGACCGGCAGGCTCGTCAGCGTGCAGGTGAAGACCACCGCGACGGCCGTGCCGCATCACGCCGGCACTGTCTACGATTTCTGCAACAACTCCATGAGTTGGTCGCCGGATGTCTACGCCTTCGTCGCCCTCGACGCCGGCCTGTTCCTGTGCGAGGCCAGCATGTCGAAGCGGCGCAAGATCAGGTCGGAGGCGATGACGAAGGAAGCGATGGTCGAGTCGATCCAGAAGTTCTTCTACTGAGCGCAGCCAACGTCGATCTGTGCGATCAGATAGGCGCCTGTCATTACCGAGCGGTCGCCGCCGTCATCAGCCAATGCCGCAGCGTGAGCGGTCCTGCTGTCCTTCGTGGCATCGCAGATCGCCTTACTGCTTACCCCTCTCGCGCAGCCAGTCACGAGCAGCATCAGCATCAGACATGCGACCCACCTCGTCGATCCGCTTCCGAGTGTCCACATAGTCTTCGGCCTCCTTGCGCTTGGCGTCAGCTTGGGCCGACTTTCTGCCGCCAAACCAGATTGCTGCTAGAGCCATGAGGAAGGCGCCGGCCGCCGCCGCCCATAGCTTGAGACGGATCAACTGCGCTCCTCCCACTGGATGCACCTTAGATCCGATATGACGGTCTCAGGCGACTGCTCTGTGACATAGGGCACCATCACCTCCGCGATGAACCGCTTGCACTGCTCCTCGGTCTTGATGACAGGCCCGCCCACGATGAAGCAGGCCATATTCCCGCAGACCAGCACCAACGGCGCCCACATGTCACCCTCCTATCGGATGCCCTCCGACCACTTCTTGATCCGCTCACGCATGACCCAAGCCGCCGCGAGAACGACGATCCCCGCGAACACCAGCGCCACGATCTGCGCCGTGCCGTCGAGGGCGCCGACCGCAGCAATGCCAGCCCCAGCACCCGAGGCAATCTGCACCGCCGACGCCTGCACCGTCGTCGACTGTGCCACGCTCTCTCTGGGCGCGTCAGGAGCCGCAGGCTTCGGCTCGGGATAGTCCTTCAGGAATAGAGCGACCTCGGCCTCACGGCGGCGCACAAGGCCCCTTAGCACCTTGCCACCAGCTTTATTGAACCAAGCCATCGCCTCGGCGCAGCCCATCATGTCGCCCGCGTTCCACCGCTTGAGAGCCGTGGACTTGGCGAATGCCGGCGTGCCGATGTTGTAGGCCAGCGAGACGAAGGCGCCGAACTGGTGCGGATTCGGCTCCTGCTTGAACAGCGGCGTGATCTCGGCGGCGAACTTCTCAAGGCCGACCGCCAGCATCTCCTCGGCGAGAGCCTCGTTCCACTTGTCGCCCATCTTCACGCCCGGCCCATACCCCGCCCGGTTGGTGTAGCCGTAGCCGATGGTCACAACGCCCGGAGGATCGAGGTAGGCATCAAGCCGCAGCCCCTCGAACTCCTTGACCAGATCAATAGCTTCCTGAGGGATCTTCATTTGCGTAGCGCCTGCTCTATGCTGTCCAGCTTCGCGAAGACCGCCTCGAACAGGCGGCGCATTTCCTTGAACTCGCGGTCATGGGAGTTCTTCTGCTCGGCCATCGTGGCGCGGATCACCGCGATCTCTGTCTCATGCCGTTGCTGCCGATTGAACATGAAGATCACGAAGCCGGTGACCGGCGCGACGATCCACTTCATCACCGTGTCGAAAAGTTCCATGCCGGCCTCACGCAATATCATCAGTGATCTCGACCCGAATGTAGGTGTTATTCGGGAATGTCTCGACGGTCGCATCCGGGTAGGTCACCTCGAACTCGGCCGTATAGGTGCCGACCGTATCGGTGTCGGCCGCGATCCAGTTGTATTGCACGATGCCGAGGGCGGCCGAAATGACCGTCGCCGCCGCATCGACCTTCGTCGTGTTGCTGCCGAGCGCGCGCATATGGAAACGCACGGTGGCGTTGATGAGATCAATCGGGTCGCCGTTCCCGTTTTCTAGGGTCGCCCGAATCGACGGGGCGGTGTCATTCTGCTTGAGATAGAAGGCCATCACGCCGCCTCGTTGTTCGCCGGGGAAACTATAGCAGCATTCGCCCCCGCAAGCGAGAGGGTGATCGTGGCATTGGTGTTGACATGCTCGAACCGGCGGCCTCGACCGGCGATCAAACCCGCGTCCTGCCCCGTCAGCGTGAAGAGGCCGGCCTGCCCGATCTTCAGGAAGCGGCCGAACGCCGCCGACTGCCCCGCCAGCGTGAATGTGCCGACCTGCGCCGGAAGCGACAGATCCGGGATGAGGTTCGCCTCGTCGCCCGTCAGCGTGAAGCTGCCACGCGCGGCGATCAGGCTGCGGCCGAAGATGAGACCTGTGTCCTGCCCCGTCAGCGTAAAGGCGCCACGTTCCGCAGGCAGCGGCCGCCGCACGCGGAATGTGGCCGTCTCGACGCCAACCGTGAATGTGCCTGCGCCGGCGTCCAGCCTGCGGTTCAGGTCTAGATCAACATCCTGCCCCGTGAGCGTGAAGCTGCCTTCGCCCCCGGCCAGCGCCGTGTTCACGAGCAGGTTCGCGTCCTGCCCGCTTATGGCGAACATCCCGGCGTCGGCCGTGAGGCTCGTGCTGATGTCGATGTCCTCGAACGTCAGCGCGAATGTGCCCGTGCCGCCGACGAGGGCGTAATCCCGCAGCAGATCCGCGTCCTGCCCCGTCAGCGCAAAGCTGCCAGCGTCGGCCGGGATGACCGTCGTAGGGCGCAGGAACAATTCCTCGCCCGTCAGCGTGAAGCTGCCGGCCCCGTGGGCGAATGCCGTGTTCGTGTTCGCCGCCTGCCCGGCGAGAGCGAACGCGCCCGTGCCAGCCGTCATCCTGACGTTGAAGAACGTCTCCTGCCCCGTCAGCGTGAAGCTGCCGGCGTCGGCGGGCAGGAAGAAGCCGAAGCCCGCGTTCTGGCCCGTCAGCGTGAAGGAGCCGGCGTTCGCCCGCTTGCTCGTCTTCATGTTGACGATCTGGCCGGCGGTGATCCACGTCCCCTGCGTGACCGACATGCGGCCGTCGAAGCGGCGGTCGGCATCCTGTCCGGTCAGCGTGAAGCTGCCAGCGTCGGCGGCCATCGTAACGGTAAACGCCGCCGTCTGGCCGTTCAGATCGAACCCGCCGGTCGGCAGGATCGGGGCGACGTTGATGTTCACATCTTGGATCGTCGCCGTGAACGAGACGAAATCAGCGGCCAGCGCGTAGGCGTTGATGAAGTCCGCGTCTTGTCCCGATAGACTGAACGAGCCTTCGCCACCGGCCAGCGATCTGGCGACGATCAAACCGGCCGTCTGCCCCGTGATCGAGAAGCTGCCAGCATCCGCCGACAGCGTGTAACCTCGAGCGAAAAGAGCCGCCTGCCCTGAAAGGGTGAACGAGCCAGCGTCAGCCGTGAGATCATAGGAGACGGCGGTGACATCATCGCCGAGGGCCGTCGATGCGAGTGGCGCGAAACCGAGCATGGGCGCTCCTTACGGTTTGACGGGCCACTCGACCTGATGCGGGAACCCTGCCTGCCTTGTTATATCACGAAGCGCCTGCCGATACAGTTCCCATTCCGCAGGGATGTTCGTGCCGCGCTCGGTGTGCATGATGACGATCCAGTCGGTCTCAGAAAGCAGCGAGTCCCGCCTTGATCTGACCGCCGCCGCCGCCTCGTCGGTGGGCTTGTTGACGACGCTGTAGCCTATGAGCCACAGGTTGCCGTAGATGGGCTGGCCCACTTGCGCCTGATCGACCTCACCCGTGATGGGATCAGTGGCATCCTCTTCCGTCTTTACACGGATGACCTCTTTGTGCGGCATCTCGTCCATCACCAAATCCTGCACAAGAGGATCATAGGCAGGCTTCGACATCTCGATGACAGGCTGCACGTTATGCCGCTTCAGCATCGTGTCAGGTATCTGCTTCGGGAAGCTGGTGTAGGGGTTGTCACGACGGAATTGCCCGATTGTGTAGGGGAACTCTACAGGCTGGTCGTTTGTGATCTTGACGTACATTGTGGTGTCCTTCTGTTAACTCATGTCGTCGCCGAGTTTGACGCCGTAGTAGGTAGTGCCGCCATCTTGAGTGATGAAGCGTAGGATGTCTACTTCTCCGTCTGCTGGGGCTGTGGGAGGTGTGCCGCTCGGCCACTTGACTGAGGCAGGATAGGTGAAGGTTGCGTCACCATATGTGCCGGTGGAGTATTGCCAGATGGCATCTGAGGTATTGCCGACGATGTACATCTTTGTGCCATTGTCACCAAAGAATAATCCCGACGGAAATGTTTCTTGAGCAGCAACACTAAAACTTTGCACAAAAGATGCGCTAGAAATGTCCCAAGCAGAGCTTAGAGAATACTCATTTACATCGTCACCCGTTACACCAGAGAAAAAAAACTTTGTTCCGTCTGAGCTAAAAAACATATTTTTGGGGAATGTTTCTTGAGCGGCAACACTAAAACTTTGATTGTATGATGCAGAGGTTATATCCCACGCTGATGACAAATTATACTCATAAATAGACTGTGGGCTTGTTTGCCCTGTAACATACATCTTAGTGCCATCAGACTTAAAGAACAGCCCACTAGGTGATGCGTCTTGAGTAGCAACGCTAAAAGTAGACACATAAGATGCGGTGGAAACATCCCAAGCAGAACTTAGGGAGTAATAATAGACACTATCATTTTGCGACCCAAGAACAAACATTGCAGATCCGTTATTGCCGAAAAAAACAGCTTGAGGGAGATTGTCTTGAGTAGCCACACTGAAATTTTGTACATAAGATGCAGAAGATATTTCCCAAGCAGTGCTTAGATCGTATTCGTTTACGTCATCTCCAATTGTTCCAACAACATACGCCTTAGTTCCATCAGGCTTAAAGAACAAACCTGCTGGACCTGTCTCCTGCGCAGCCACACTAAAATACCCTGTCGTAGGAAAGTCAAAGCTGGCACTGCTGATGTCCCATGCTGAGGTTAAGGTGTAGGAGAAAACGGCATCTGCGTTACTGCCGACGATGTACATACGAAGGCCATCGTCTTTGAAGAAGACACTATTTGGTGATGCCTCTTGTGCAGAGACACTGAAGTTTTGGGTGTAAGACGCTGTAGAAATATCCCAAGCGGTGCTGAGGGAGTACTCATTAATGTCATTACCAGTGTCACCAGTAATATACATCTTAGTGCCATCAGGTTTGAAGAATAATCCCTCTGGAGCAGTGTCTTCAGTGGCAACACTGAAGCTTTGAACAAAGGATGCAGCAGAAATATCCCAAGCTGTACTAAGGTCGTACTCATAAACAGCATCACCAGATGTTCCATTAATATACATCTTAGTGCCATCAGGCTTGAAAAATAACCCTCTTGGTATTGAATCTTGTGCCGCTACACTAAAGTTCTGAACATAAGAGGCAGTGGAAACATCCCAAGCTGAACTTAAAGAGTATTCATATACAGCATCTGTTACAATCCCGACGACATACATTACAGTTCCGTCTGGCTTAAAGAAAACTTCAGATGGGCCTGTTTCTTGTGCCGAAACACTGAAGCTTTGAACATAAGAAGCACTATAAATTTCCCAAGCTGTGCTTAGGTCGTATTCGTCAATTTCATTGCCAGCATCACCACAAATGTACATTTTAGTGCCATCAGGCTTGAAAAATACACTCTCTGGAGTTCCCTCCTGCGCCGACACACTAAACCTACCATATGCAGGAGGCTGTGCGTTAGCCAGATCATAGCTGTTATCTATGAACTCACCCGTGATCTTCAGCGTAAAGTCGTAGCCTTTGTTTGTAGCAGGCGGGTTGCTGAAGACGAATGTAACATTATCTGTAGGCGTTAACTCAAACGAGTTGCCAGTAGAAAGATCGAGTGTGGCGTTGCCTGTGACTGTGCCTTTGGATCGCTTCAGAGCCTTGCCTACAGTGACGCCATCTTTGGTTACAAAGTTGGTCATGACATGTCGTCTCCTGTGCGGATGCCGTAGTAGGTGGTGCCACCGTCAGTGGTGAAGAAGGTTAGCACATCAGTCTCACCATCAGCAGGGGCTGTGGGAGGAGTTCCAGCAGGCCATTTCACTGAGGCTGGGTAGGTGAAGGTGGCAGGAGAGCCGCTAATTAATGCACCAGTCAGCTTGAGGCTGAAATTAAACGCAGCCCCTGTTGCAGGAGGATTGCTGAACACGAAGGTGACGTTATCCGTAGGCGTCAAGGCAAAGCTGTTACCCGTAGCCAAATCAAGGGTAGCATTACCTGTAACAGTGCCGACAGCCTCATTCAGAGACTTGCCTACTTGCAGCCCGTTCTTGATCTTGAAGTCAGCCATAGGTTCACTCTCCCCTGTATTGGCTTATCAGAGCGTGATCGCTTTCACCGTGTAGTTAGTGGTGGTTGCAGCAGCGGCAGTGGCTCGGAGGCGAATGTTGCCACCCGAGATGTCCACCGTGAACGTAGCCAATGCAGCAGAGCCGGTGTTGATGATGGCATACTCTGTCGATGTAGCCGTCGTGCTTTTCCATGTGATGAGGATTTCGCTAGCTGTGCGATCAGTGCCATCATCCGCAACGATCACAGCCTTGATGGCATCGAACGATGCTGTGGCATAGTTGGCGATGGTGGTGATGGATGTGCTGCTTGTGGTGGCGGTTTGAGTGTTCGTGATGTCAGCAGCGATGGCCGTGATGAAGACGACCGCCGTGCCGCTGAGAGAGATCGCGTTGTCGGAGTTGCTGCTCTCGAGGACGGAGCGGCTGAGGGTCGTCCCAGACGCCGTATAGACGCCAGATCCGATTTCCCATGCCGTTCCGTCCTCGATCACATAGCGAACCGTCTGCCCGTCTGTGACGCCCGCTGCGGCGAAGGTCTGATATCCGGCCACCGCAGACCCAAGCGTGATCGTGCCTGTGCCTGTGGTGGCCGTGTCCATCTTGGCACGGTTGACGAGCGTCACCATGTCGGTTCACCTCACGCGATCTGGATGACGCCGTTAGCCGCCGAGAAGTCTACCGTCAGGCTGTCGCCGTCGTTGAGCGTCAGGCTCGAGCCGTAGTCGTAGTAGCCGATCAGCGGGTCGGCGGGCGTCGTCACCGTGTCGTCGTAGATGTAGACGTAACGGAACGGGCCGGTCGTGCCGCCGGTCGAGGTCAGCGTGATGTCAGCCAGCACCAGCTTGTAGGTGCCGCCGGTCTGCGTCGAGGATGTCGTCGTGACGTTGCGGCTCGACAGATTGGTGTAAGCGACCTGCGTCACGTTGGCGACAACGCCGTTGCCGTCGGCGGTCGGGTTGCTTGCTTCCGAACCCGGCGCCGTGTTGCTCAGGGCGATGACGATCTGGTCACTCTCGAGGTCCATGTTGTGGACCGCGTTCTTCACGAAGTCGTTAACCTTGTTGAAGGTAGCCATCGAAGGAGTCTCCTTTAGAGGATGCGCGCGCTCGGCATCATATCACCATTCATGCAGGCGGACTAGGCCATTGTGGATCACGGGGGTCGGCGGTGTTGGCGGGCAGATCACGCAGCGCCTGGCGGTAGGCAGCCCATGCGGCGCGGTCGACCGGCGCGTCGGCGGCTTGCGTCCAGTCGGAAGCTGATAGACGACGATTGCGCTCCCGACGCAATTCCGGCCACGCCTCTGCAATCTCTGTCGCGTCGATTTCAGATTGCGTGAACGAGACGACCTGATCATCGACATAGCGCGAGAAGCGGTCGTGATTGCCTTCCGCCCAATGCCCGCCTTCCGGGATCATCATCAGATCGAGGTCGCCGGATGTCGTGAAGGTGCCAGACCATGAGCCGTCCGCGTGATAGATTGTGAACTGCATATCAAGCCTCCATCACGAGAGCGGCGACGACGCCTTGCACACTACAACTGCCACTTGTCGCTGCTCGAAACGTGACATTGAATCCGACCGTTCCAGATGTGCTGGTTGTTGTCCCG